AGATCTTAACGACCTCGAAGCATTGATAACAACATGCCACCACCTTTTTGCACTATATAAACGGTTGCTAGAGCTGAAATAACACCAACGATACCGACGGTGATAGTTGCGAAATCTACGTTTGCAAGAAACGCGGTCACTTGTGCATCAGTCATATTTTTCTCACTTCAATAAATGTAAAAGTTGCTTTCCTCCCCAAGCAACAGCCCAAGGAGTTGAAAATAGGACGAAACCGCCCCCGAACATAGCCGCCACGATAGTTGGATCGATTTGGCTAATGTCAAACGGGATAGAAGCAAGTTGAGTTGCCCACCCCGTCGAACAAGTTGTAGAGCCGTCTGGTAAAACTGAAACGACCCCTTCACATACGACAACAGAAGCCAATTACGCGACAGCTTTTCTAAGCGCTGATTTATAGGGAACCAAGTTATTTCTAAGTTCCCATTGATTGACCTCTACATCCCCATACTTACCAACTTTATAGGCAGATGGCTGAATGACGTATTTACCAATTGGGAGAGCATCAACTGGATTATTAATATTCATTTTTGCTTCAACGGGAAAAGGCCCACCAGAATGCATAAATATTTTTTGTTTAAATCTTTCCTTTTCACCCTGCCCAACGCTAAATGGTTGATGATGATTTTCTATAACTTCAAGTATGAGTTGCTCGTTCATCCTCTTTGCTCCATGATGTGAATGATTATCAATAATAAATTCTACTTTTCTACTTTTGTAAAAGTAGACTAGCAGAACGAAATACGTACTACAAGTAGAAAAGTGTAAAAACGACAAGGAGACGTTACAATGTGTTTAGAATTACTGGCAGATAGAGCGAATATGGATCACGCAACAATGACAAAATCTATAAAAATATCAGATACCGCGCACAAGGCATTAGAGTTTGCAAAAGCCTACGAAGGTATACAAATAGGACGGTACGCATCAATTGCAATAATGGAATCCATACAAAGAGATCACCCAGATGTATACAAAAAAATGAAAGAATATATAACATCAGAGGAGTCAGAGCAGATCAAATAATGAGCTTTGCAAGCCTTTGAAATAGAAAGAAATACAAGGTTTTAAAGGTCAGTAAATATACAATATTCCCAAAAATGGGAAAAGAGTCCACTATTAAAGATAGTGGACTTTTTATGCCGCGAACAAATCGGCGGGCATTTGGTAATCTGGCGGACACTGCTTATCAAAATCAATTTGAATAAAGCGGGAAACCTGAAAAATCACCTTGCCGCTATCTTTTTTTAGATTCTGTAAAGTAGATAGAGAAATCCCACAATCACACAAATCATTAACGTTCCTGCTCCAGGTAGAGCTAGAAGTTATACTTTTGAGATGCACAAAACCTAACGCTTTGATCGATTGATAAAAAGCAAACAACCGGTTTACCTTTACTGTGCTTATTTTTCCTGTTTTTTCACTAACGGTATGAAAAGCATTATAAATTTCTGCAAAAACAGCATCGTCATTCATCTTAGTCATAGTCTGTCCATTCATCGCATCAAATATATTTTTAAAAGACTCATTCCACAAATTCACATATACATTATTTTCAGTCTCAAGATATTTTAGCAGATCAACTAATTTTGTGGGTATAGCTCTTCTTTCTAAATAACGTCTAAAAAATGTGGCTTCAAAACCAACTGATGACTTAGCCCACTCTGTTTGACACAATCGCTCAACCAGATCAGCAGAATCATTGAAACCCTTTTTTCTTAAATCTGGAATACTAGCTATCATTTCCTCGATCTTTGAATAGGCTTTTTGTCGAGTAAGGCGTGTTTTCTTCTTACCCCAATAAGCTGTAGTTTCATAAGAATTTCCAGATTTAGTCTGACCTTTAGTGATATGTTTCAAATGATCAAGAAAAAGCTTTTTGTTTTCAGGGTTAGAAATTAATACAGAATATTTAAGATCAAACTCAGAAACCTCAGTATTAACTACATCCAACATCGCGGACAATTCTGGAAATGTGTTGAACAACAAAGCTAGCATATTTTCAGCGGCCTTTCTCATATCATCAAACCCGTAAAGGTTGTGACCCTGAAGCAGCTTAACTGGGGAGCACTTGATCATAACAAAAGGATCGCAATTACGACCATTTTCAAAAATCTTAAAAGCCATTCCTGAATGTGACGATGGTAATGACTCAAACTTAGTTTTGAGATCTGTAACGGATGAGCTTCCATCATCATTAAGAGCAACATTACCACCACTAAGATTTTCACGATTAACCAGTGGAAGAGATAAAAGCGGAACATGAAACTGCTCATTGCTTAGCATTACAACATGCTCAAGCTTAAACGGTATATGTAAACATAATTTATCTAACACAAAATATTCCCTATTAATTGATCTTATTTTTAGTGTTATTTTGCTTAAAAATTAGAAAAATAACTAACTTAATCTAGATACATCAAAACCAATAGATTCAACAATCCTTACAGCGGAATCAATATTTGCAAAATATCTAATTTCGCCTCTATTTGTATACAAAACCTCGTCACCCGTTTTTTTTGTTTTTAAAACTAAATACCAGTGGTCAAAATGTTTATCTAAATGCCAGCCTTTAAATGAGCCATTATCAAACAACATTTTAGCGTCTTTAACTTGAACCATAATGCAAACCTCCGTTTTCAATAAAACAAGACTAGTTGCAAATTGATTGATTTGCAACATCATTTTAATAGATTTGCAAAAAAAGACAAAGGCCCCAATTCAAAGGCAGGGAAAAACAAAAAATGTTTGGGGGGTTGGCGAGTGATAATGTACGCGAAAAGCTTATAGTCAAAGGATTCATAGTATCTTCTTTTTTTGTTATTCCCTGCTGTAAGGGTGGAAGTCGTCGGGTTGTAAAATACCCACTCGCTAGGGCTACGCCCACTCCCTAGGGCATTTGACAAGGAGAGTGCACAACGTAATGAGAATATTAAAAAAGTGACTGAGTCACTAAATCAAGAAACTCAATTGACCAGTTCATGAATACATACACACAATCGCCTACGCTACGCTCGGAAATTGTGTGTATGTATTCATGATCCTGTAACACTTGTAAGAGCTTTAGAAACAAATCCATCGTCTGAATCATGCTTGCAAGTGATGACGCCACTAGTATCTGCACCCGTGTATCTAATAAGGCATGAATTAATGGGTGTAACCTTATAGCCAATCTCTTTTAAGTCTGAGACGGTAACCGATGCGTAAAAGTCGCCTTTGTTTAAACTGATACGATAATCAATGTTAGGATAAACACCGTTATTGTATGAAATAAACGAGTTGGAAAAGTGAGTCATAAACTCAAAATCAGGTGCTTTATTCTCTATAGCCACAGGGCTTACAGGCGTTGGTGATGATGAAACAACGCGGCGTGATGATTGTTCGTTTGATTCTTGAGACTCTATCTGGTCAGTCTCAGCGCTGGGATAAAATTTATTTTTAACATGAGAAAACGAATAGTACATAGCAAATAAAAGACAGATAAAAAGAATAAATCCGAGTTTTATCGATGTTTTACCAAATACTTGAAAGCGTTTATCTGTTCTTGTTTCGTCCCCTGCTCCAACCTCTGACTTAGTGTGTGACTGGTAAAGCTCGTACACGTGTTTTTTGAAAGTGCCTTGTATTTCCCTTTCTCTTTTTGATGCCGGTGGAGTAACCCCAGTAACGGGGCCAAAATACACGTCTATCCTATAATTTTTTTCTAGTCCCAGGTTAGTTAGCTTGGTTGTTCTGAAAGTGCTATCAACCAAAATCCTGACAAAATTGGCTATCTGTGATAAATCCTGGGTTAACAGCACTATCTCTGTGGATCGCCCATTATCACCAACTAAATGACGATGTTCAGCCAAGAATTCTTTGTGTTGAATCAGCGCGGATTTAGCATTAAGACCCGCAGGCCACAAACGCCAGACCTCATCACAAACAAAAATAGATCCTGGCTCGAAGACCTCAGAAAACCATTCATTATTCTCTAGAATATCCTTAACATCGAACTGAACAACGGCCATTTCATAGCGTTCTATACAAAGATCGCGATTCATTGGGATATTTGTATAAACTAAGCGCTTTTCCTTCAATGCTGGAATTATGACGTTCTCTACTGCGCCATAACTTTTACCTTGACCAGTCAATCCGCAATACGCTGATACACTCATATCAAATACTCCATAGAGGCTAACCGATCCCTGGTATACGTCTTAATGTAAATCTGGCTATATATGCAGCAACGACAATGGCTATACCTTCTTTGATTTTGAAAGCTTCGGCATAGTAAGCAATGGACGGGGGAAGAGTGATAGTTCCTACAGACAAAAAATCGGGTGCGGGTATTAAATCAATGACCGCTACGAATCCTGTTAATAATGAATCGTATGCCCAGAGAATCAAAAGTTTCAACTCGTTAGAAAACCAGGATAGACCACAACCTACATCATACCAATCACACATAATTAACTACTCGCAAAAATTCTAAAACCCGCAAACGCGTAAACAATCAATAAGACGTTAGACAAAACAGGCGCTATCTCCTCGAACACATCACAATGAACCGTTGTAGATAGCACCGTACCAATTGATTCTGTGAGATCAATGGTTAGAGCTGGACATGATGTCTCGTCATAATCAACAATGTTTGCGATATTGCTTAGTGATAACACTAGAGCTGTATTGGATATGCCGTTCACAAAATTGGCGTTGACCGCTGAGAAAGTTGTGAAGCCGGAATCTGTTGAAGTATGAGCGGGAAGCGTTGAGGATTGGCCTAGTTTGTTATTGATAGAATCAAGTGAATTTTCCATGTTAGACATATCAGTTGGGTTGGATGTGTCAGAGCTTAAATCTAAAGCCTCAATCGCTGTTACAACATCATCATTATTTAAACCCTCGATACCTTCTTTTATAGAATCCAATCGAGAGTTAATACCAACACAGTCAGAATAATTCGTTTTAGTAGGATCACACGATCCCGTAGAAGGTGGGTCAGTAACCGGGTCTGGATCCGGGTCTGGGTCTGGGTCTTCAGATTCTTGCCGCTCTATAAACATCCTAGAAATGCAGCCCGTACTAGCAGGAATGTAAACGTGACCAGATACAGGAACAGGTTCTATATTTGCGCAACCACGTATACCACCAATAGTAATGACAGTTGTCATAAACTGTATAGAATTAACGTCGTCATCTGGGCCAGCTGAAACCCCATAGCTATGACCTAAAACCTGATGCCTATAATAACCATTAAAAAAATAGGATTGATCAAGGTTAAATAATGAGTAATCAGTATTGGATAAAAAATAACTTAAAGCCTGATCATATGTCATAGCCGAATCAGTAAAAGGAACGTGTTCAAATTTACTGCTGAATCCAGTCTCTGGGTATTGAATCTGCATAAAGGAATGTATAGTCCATAAATCCTCATGACCTGTAGGGGTGGGTGAGCCTGGGTTTTCTATATCACCAATAACACAAGACTCTCCTTGTTCTAAATATCCTGAATCACATGAACAGGATGTAGTACCGCTAGGTGTTGAGGTATCAACAGATATGCCAGTTCCTTGAAGGTCGAAAAGCTTACAATTTGAATTGGGAACCGAAGTTTCGGACAAAATAGCGTAATAACAAATTTCATTACCATACGAATGATACGGCTGTCCGTTTAAATCTACATCTAAAACTGAAACTTTTAACGTTTTCGTGTCGTTGGTGCAATCACCATTATCACCAGAAGTATCTCCAGGTAAAGATGGATCATATGGGAATGAATCTACAGAATTCAACACTCCATCTGAATCAGTATCATACAACCCCCAGTCGTCCCCAGGTGGGCACGCATAATAATTCCAACCGCTTACCGTATCGTACCTTCCATACCAAACATAACGACAGTTTTTCGGTGATATAGAACCTGATGGTATGCTTTCACCAACACGACAAACATTAACAGAATCCAAGGTTCCGTTTGTAGTGTAACCATCTGGGGCACAACGATCAGACCAAAATAAATTAGCAAAGGAATTCGACGATAAAGAAACAAGAAATAGAAAGAGGAATTTTTTCATTAGAGTCCATTAAAGCAAGCGTAGGCGGTAACAAAGCCCATGATAAAAAATGTCCAGTAGTAAAGGTCTGTCATATTTGATCTACCAAAAAAAATGGGGGCATAACCCCCATGATTTTAAAAACGCTAAA